AAGACTTCGTGCCCCGCAAGGGCGTGATGACTCGGTACGCCAAGAAGATGGTGCGTCCCGATATGTATGGCTTGGTCATCATTCGCGGTCTCCTTGGTGAGGCCGGATCTGCTACCTAAAATTAGCGGATAAATAAAACTTAGCCCCCCTGTCGAAAGACCGGGGGGTTTTGTTTTGCCCGAACTACTTAATGTAGGCGTCATAGAACGCGTCTATAGTCTGTGCATAGCGCAGCTATTAGCTAGCAAGTTTATAACTTGCGCAGCACTACATTATTCAATATATAAGGAGGAATTTTGAAATGGCTGTTTCACAAAATATTGCAAGGTTGCGTGCCCTATTACAGGGACTTGCGGTGACCGGAGTTAAGAGCTTGGGTGTTCAAGCGCTCCAACTCGAATCCACAGAGTCTGTGGACGGGGGATTGGATGACGGGGCTAATGTTAGCTCGACATCTCTAAGTACTACTAAATTAATATCTCGTGTTACCACTGCCGCTGGTTCTGGAAGCGTTACGCTTGCAGCCGGTGGCAATACTGGGCAAGTTAAGTATGTAGTATTCGATACCCTGGCCGGAGCTAAGAGTCTTACGCTTAGTTGTTCCGCAGGCACCGGAGGCACCGCATTGACGGCGTCATTGAACGTAGCTCGAACTGCGTTAGGGCTGCTGTATGATGGTACCAACTGGCAAATTCTAGGCACTGCTGCAAGCGGTAGCGGAATTGTTGGCGGAACGGGCGGAGTTTAGTTTAAACTTTTATAAGAAACTATCTGTGTCTTTATTAAAGCCCCTCAATTTCGGTTGGGGGGCTTTTCTATCGAGACCAATAATCAAAAATGTCGATTTCCCAAATTTTTTCCCCGGTAAATTTTTGAGATTTTCGTTTTTATGTTTTAAAAAACTAATTAGAACAGCGGGAGTTTAATATATGCCAACCAACCTACAACCACGATCTGAAACAAGTGCTATAGTTTTGACGTCTACAGGAAGTGTAGACCTAGTATCTGGTTCTTTACCCTTTGGAATCTACACAGGTTCTGCCGATTTCTTAAGTGGCGCGGCCCTTCAGGTGGCTTATACCTATAAGAAGCTCGGTGGAGATGTAATAGACATCGAACTGACGCCTTCAAACGTCTATGCAGCGTATGAAGAGGCAGTTTTAGAATACTCGTATATTATTAACCTTCACCAATCTAAAAATGCGCTCTCTACATTTTTGGGGAATGCTACAGGCACCTTCGACCACAAAGGAGAGCGCAAAAGCGGACCTTCTAACACCAATTTAAGGTACCCAAGATTTACAACTGGATACTCGCGCCGCGTTGGCGATGGGGCGGCTGCAGCAGGCGGATTTGGGGGCACTGTACCCGAATATTCGGCATCCTTCCAGCCTCAAACTAAAGTGCAGGACTATGACCTCCAAGCAATCATTCAGAGTGCTTCCGTATCAGGAGTGGACGATGCCGGCACCGGGATTGATTTCCAAAATAAAGTTGATAATAAGCGTGTAATCATAACAAAGGTGTTTTATAAGTCTCCCCGAGCAATGTGGCGTTTTTACGGTTATTACGGTGGGTTTGGCGCCGTTGGCAACCTATCAACTTATGGTCAGTTCGCTGATGACTCAACATTTGAGATGATTCCGACATGGCAGAATAAAATGCAAGCCATTATGTATGAAGACTCGATTTACACTAGAACTTCACATTATTCATACGAAATTATTAATGATCGCTTACGAATTTACCCAGAGCCCACTACGTGGAGCGATTCTCAACTAGATCGTGTTTGGGTAAGGTTCTATGTCGATATTGTACCATGGCAAGAGGACGGAGATACCAAAACTGGAATTGAAGGTATCAATAATATGAACACAGTTCCTTTTGACAACATTCCGTATGCCAATATCAACGCTATCGGAAAACAATGGATTAGAAAATATGCGTTAGCCGTCGCTAAAGAGATGCTAGGTCAAATTCGCGGCAAGTTCACGACGATACCCATTCCGGGAGAAAGCGTGACATTAAACTTTGCGGATTTGTTGTCGCAGGCTAAAGAGGAACAGCAGACACTTAAGGATAAACTTATGGAGATGCTGAAGGAGATGGAATATCCGGCCCTGGCGAAGTCTGATCAAGAACTGACCGACGCGGCAACTGAGGTATTGAAGATTACGCCTCTTCCAATTTTTGTAGGATGATAAGTAATGGCCGATAATGAATGGGAAAGACCGAAAAGTCCTCCTCCTCCTCTTTTTCTGGGGAAGAAAGAGCGGAACTTAGTCAAACAAGTTAATGATGAATTAATTGAAAAAGTCGTTGGCCAGCAGATTTTATATTATCCTATCGACTTAGAGACCACGGACTTTCACGAGCTTTACGGCGAGGCTATTAAAAAGACCTACTTACCACCCGTTCGGGTTTATGCACTGGTAGAGTTCTCCACCCAAGCTACTGAATATATGAAGAATTTCGGAGTGGATAAAACTTGGGAAATCGTGGTATATTTCCACAAACGCCGCTTGTCCGAAGATCAAGACTTATATGTTCGTGAAGGCGATTTTGTTCTATATGGCTCCAATTATTATGAAATTATAAAAATTGAAGAGGAGCGCAAGCTCTTCGGACAGGTGGATCACACCTTCCAGATAAAAACAACGTGTAAGCGTGCACGCAAGGGACTATTCGATGCTACCTGATAATTTTGACTTTGCAATGCTGCCTACGGGAAGCGTGGGCAACACTACCTTTACCTTAGAAGAGATAGGGGTGTTGGCATCTACAATTGAGAATATAGATTATTCTCTTGTATCGTGGGTGAAAGAAGACTTAAAGCTCAGTACCATCACCAACGAAGGCTTCAAAGAGGTGCCCGTATTATGGCAAGTTCCTGAGAGAGCCTATCAGGTTAAAAATGAAAAATCTTTGCGCGATGACAACGATGCGTTGAAATTGCCTCTTATCAGCATAGAAAGGACAGGGATTGTGAAAAACCCCCAAAATCGTGGATCGTTTCAAGCTCATTTATATTCTAATAAGCACAACGCGCGCTCCGGCCGCTTTGTTATTGCAAAGCGCATTGTTGAAGACAAGACTCGTAATTATGCCACCGCGGCCGGCACCCGAACCATTGCCGGTGGCACCCTTCAGCGTAATTATCCCCGTATCAATAAACAAGTAGTAGTACAGTTTTTATCAGTGCCCATCCCGGTATATGTGGATCTGGAGTATAAGATTATAATTAAAACAGAATATCAGCAACAGATGAACCAATTGGTGTCCCCCTTCATTGGGCGAACAGGCCAAACCAATGTTTTTGTCATGCGCCGCAACGGACATCTTTATGAAGGCTTTATAGACCAAAACTTTACTCACAATAACACAGTAGCTGATTTAGCTGAAGATGCTCGCCTCTTTGAAACCGAAATCACTATTAAAGTCTTAGGGTATCTCATTGGGGAAGGCGAAAGCGATGACCGCCCCATTGTGACGATGGAAGAAAACATTGTAGAAGTTACATTTCCTAGCGAAGGACCGCTCCCAACCGGCAATCTTAATATCTTTGGTAAGACTTCCTGAAGTAAACCCCCATTTTTCTTTGCAGTTCAGGAGCTTTTTGAGATCCCAAATACTATTTAATTAATGATTACAGTGGCGTAATTTTAGCCCATTGTCTTAAAAGGAATCACAAATATGTCAGTAAAAAACTTTAAGTTTGTCTCTCCTGGTGTTTTTATCAATGAGATCGACAACTCTTTCATTCCCAAGTCAGCAGAAGAAATCGGACCTGTTGTTATTGGTCGTGCCTCTAGGGGCCCCGCTATGCAACCTATTAAGGTACGCTCTTACTCTGAATTTGTAGAAGTGTTCGGAGATACAGTACCCGGAGGTAGCGGCCGCGATGTTTATCGCGATGGCAACTACCAATCCGCAATGTACGGTACTTATGCCGCTAAAGCTTTTTTGCGTGCCAACGTGGCGCCTCTGACATATGTGCGCCTTTTAGGTGAGCAAAACGCTAACAATACAGGCGCCTCTACCGCGCTGGCAGGCT